GCACCACCATAAGCACATTGCTTACGAGTTTCCTTCTTTCTACATAATCTACAATATCTTGTTTCACATTTTTCTGTAACGACTTCTTCTTTGAATCCCATGCCAGACTTCCAAGTTTTTTGTTTTGTTTGTTTTTTCTGAGCTAACTTGTTAGCAGTGGCATACATGACATCTTTGTCACGTTTGCCATAAAGATCTTTAAAGCGAGAAGCGTTTTTGTTCTTCATCCCTCTAAAGATTCTTTCTGCTTCCTGGTTAACTAGTGGCATATCAACCGCCTACAACTTGAATTTCTTCAACAACAATTGCCTGACCAGTTGCAGCGATTTTCACGCAACGTTTGACGATTGCTTGAGGTCCGCTGTAAGCATAGGTGTAATCAGCAGATGCAGAAGATGAATCGATATCAGTGCTGATTGTGTTTCCTGTTGCAGCAGTGACTTTCTTGCCAGCGGTGCCAGCAGAAAGGAAGTTGGAATCGATAGCAGGAGAGGTGCTAGCATCTTCTACAGCAATAAAATCTCCTACAGAGAATGGATGAGTATCACTAAGTTCACCAAGATTTGTACCAAGTTGATAGTCTGCAGTGGAATCATCTACTGCCTTGACAATTCTTGCTTGACCAGGTTTGCCACCTCTAAGCAGGAGTGCCTGATCTTGGATGAGGGTGATCGCAGGACCACCATTGAATGCAACTGTTGCATCACCTGCAGTTGCAACTACGCGATAGTATCCAGTCTGTACAACTTGATACTCAGTAGCATCAGCAGCGATTGCATTGGTGCTTAAAACATTTAATACTGTCATGTCATGTTAGTTCGTGTCAGTATTATTTATCTCCTTTTGCTTCTTTAGCATCTTTTGGAGGTCCGCAGTACTGCCAATAAACATCGTGTTATTAACAGTAGACGGTCCAGACTTCTTTTCTTCAGCATCCAATTCCTTCATTTTCTTTTGCAAATCAATCAACTTATCAGCAGTATCTGCTACGTTTTTGATAAGTTGACCTGCAACCTCATAAGCGCGAGGATGATCTGACGCTCGTGCCACATCAAGAATGCCATCTACTGCCTCCTGTCCTTTCATTACGAGATTGTGTAACTGAGCACGAGTAGTCTCGTAGTCTTGTTTTACATCCTCAGTTTCTGTTTTTTTAAGAGTAGGTTTCACTTTCTCAACGTGCTTTTGGAGTTCAGTTGGTTCTGTTCCAAAAGCGTCGTTAAGTCCTTCAAATGGATTTGCCATTAGATTGCCTCGTCAGCGCCACTTATGGGATTACGTTTCTTCAAGTCTGTAAACTCGGACTTCAGTTCACCGAAACCGAAGTCATCATCACTATCTAGGAGATCATGATCTGCTTCAGTGATTGCATATACATTTGCACCACTTGCGTGTGCTGCAGCAGCAGTTCCTTCGTGTCCTCTGATAACAGTGAGATTGTTACCCGACTTCTTACTGACTCGAACAAGTTCAGTATCAATGTAGATGTTAGTGAGTTTAGAGATGTTCGATGCATCAGCAACTGCGATGAGATTATCATCAGCGTCAGTTGCCGCACTCAACGTAGTCAGGACAACACCATCTCTATCCTGTAAGGATGTAGGTGTTGTTTGATAACGTACTTCTCTTGGTGCTCTGTTGACATTTGTATCTGTATAGTAGTCGGTGACAACCTTTTTGATGATCTTCGCATCGGTAACAGGACCGTACAGATATGTTTTGCAAGTAAATTGCAACGTATAAATGATTGCTCTACGTGAAGCAAATTCACCTTCATAAGTGTCTTCGTAGTCAACACTTGTCAAGGTTACAGGAACGTCTTTTACCTCATCTACATCAGGTAAAATCTTAACAGGTAAGTTATAGTGAGGTTGAAAGAATGGAAGAATCTGCTCTAAGATTTGCAGACCATCTTCCTGATTCTTAGAAATAATTGCTAGTTCAAATGAGACGTTGTAAGGAACGGGCATATACACGTTCTTATTTTCGTCGTTGTCTTTTTTGAATCTAATTTTTTGAGTCGGAGATACCTTCCTGGTTGGATCATAGGAGATGCCATTAATCTCAAACGAGATCCTAGGAAGAGTGATCTGCACTCTTTTATTTGTAGGGTCTGGGTTTTGGTCGAGACGCGCCAGAAACTTTTGTTTTGGACCATATGCCAGAGGCACTTTCATGACCTCAGTCGAACGACGAAGTTCGATGTTGTTGAACAAAGTTCCAAACGCAACAACAGTCTTTCTAAAAATCTCGTGGTATGAATATGTGCCTAACATCAGATTGTAGTATCAGTAGTTGAACCTATAGCACCGAAGGGATTAGTTTCGGAGAAATCAATGATATCGTCATCAGCAGTTTCAAAGGAGAAGTTCTGGTCGATGGTATCAGCAGTATTAACGTTATTTAGTGTGTTATACGATGCAGTAGTCCAGGCAGCACCTGAAGTCTGACCAGTAACTGTTTCTGGAATTGTAAAGATTCCAGTCCTGTTATAGACTTGCAGTTGTCTATTTGCAGAATCCCATGACTTAACTTCTGCTGTAACATTAGATGTTCCACCAGCAACAACCTCACCAACAGTAAAGTCGCTTGTACCACCAAGAGCAAAGTTAATGGTAATAGCATTGGCGAATGTAGTCTCGATAGCATCAATCTCTGTAACACCAGTGTCGAGTGCTTCGTCGCTGTACTCGAAGAGTTCACACTGACATTCCCAAACATAACCCTTACCAAGTTGATAGAAGGGACGTTCTGCCTCAACAAACTGAATCTCAAACAGGTGCTTTGTCGCAGGGAACCAGATCAGATCTCCCTCATTGGGACGACCTTCTACATTTAGAGTTGCGTTGTCATCTACTGCTGATGTGAATTTCTCTCTAGAGAAGATGAATGTAGTCTTGTCTTCAATGCGAACACCAAACTTACTAAGAAGTTCTCCTTGTCCTTCCCATCCTTCTACGTTATTAACATATGCACGAACAGCAAGTGCTTGTGTGAATCTGCTATTCTCCACCTCACCTAGAATAGTGTCCCTATTAACATAAGTTCTGGGTAGATAATAGATGTCCTGACCATAGATCTCAATGCTTTCTACGATCAGATTTTCAATAAACTTCTGTTCTTGAGAAGAAGAGTTTGCTTTTAATAGGTTGGTGTGATTACTAAAAACGTAATCTTGTGCTGGTGAGTTTTCAAATGCCATATTAGCCTACCAGGTCCATAGGAGGAATTTCATACTTGGAGCGAATCTCTTCTTCAAGATCCTTCTTGAATTGACTCGCATCTTCAAGAATTTGACGACCGTTAAGGGTAACGCCACCCAACATTTGAATGCCGTCATACTTACTTAGGTTTCTACCCCACTGCTGTTGGAACAATGCTTCAACATAGTCCTTCATCCAGTTGTCGTTATACATGGATGTATAAGTCTCAGGGTCCTGACGCATCAGAACTTCGACCAGGAGGAAATCGCCCGCTTGTAATTCATCCCAGTCAAAGTCAAGATACAGTCTACCTTGGTGCTCATTAAATCTAACTCTACGATTCGCATTATTATTTGTGACCCAATCCAAAGTTTCAAGATACTGTGATGTCATATAGTAATGCAAGATATGACCGTGAGTCATTGCATAGATGTCATTCAAGAAAATTTGATACTTGATGTTAAAGATGTTGCCAGGGACAACACTCGAAGCACCAATCTGACTGAATACACGATTGACTCCCATCACTCCAGGAGGAAGAGAGACATATTGAGTATCTTCATACCATGCTGAAGAACCAATCTGAGCGGTTGCTTTAGCAGCAGTTATGATCGCATCAGTTACTTCAATTTTAATGAATGATTTGTAACTACCGTTGTAGTGATACTCTTGATAGTAATCAATAGCCTCTTCAATCAAGTCATCTAGTTGCTCGGTGGCAACGTTGATGTCAATCGTGGGATATCCTAAACGACGAAGAGCGTAATCTCTTAGTTCGGTTTTATTTACGGGTCTAGTTGCTGACATTTGTTATCAAGCGAATGAGGAGATAGTAAGTGTGGAAACATCACCTGCAGATACAGTCTCAGTCTTCTTGAAGAATCCATCAACGTTATCTACAGTTACTGAAGTTGCACCAACAGCAGTGATAACACCTGTAGTGCCAGAGGTGCCGCCGACGACGGCATCACCAACTGCCATCTCAACGACAGCAGAGACATCAATAGTTGCGTCTGTAGTACCACCAGTAATAGTGATAGTATCGCCAACAGCATAACCAGAACCATCAGCGTTGATTGCAACGGCAGTAACAACACCACCAGATGCAGTGACATCAACGGTCAAACCAGTGCCATTGCCGCTAGTTGTAGTAGCAACAGCAGTTGCAGTATTATATCCTGTACCACCAGACAAAGACGCATTGTCAAATGCTGTTACATCACCAGGAGTAGGATCACCAGACAGATTCAAGACAAGAGTTGTAGAAGTTGCAAGGTTGTTGAGCATGGCTCTAAGTTGCTCAAACGCATTATCAAGTTTGTCTTGTACTCTTGCTTCGGTATAATACTGATTAGTTCCTTCAGACAAGTCAGAAGTAGACTTCTGAGAAAGATCAAGGTTTGCACCAGTTGCAGCAGCAACACGGACATCAGCACGAGTGTCTGTATAGTAGAGGTTAACTGAACCTTCACTCAGGTCATCAGTAGTTGCAGCGGCAATGCGAGCATCAGCACGAGCATCTGTGAAGTACAGATTCGTAGAACCTTCACTCAGAGCATCGGTATCGGCAGCAGCGATACGAGCATCTACTCTAGCATTTGTATAGTAGAGGTTGGTAGAACCTTCGGACAGATCATCCGTAGTTGCTGCAGCAATCTTGGTATCAAAGGATGCCTCAGCGCGAGCATTTGTATAGTAAAGGTTAGTTCCCTCAGTGAGGTCACTTGTAGTTGCTGCTGCAATACGAGCATCAGCACGTGCATCTGTGTAATACAGATTGGTGCTACCCTCTGTAAGATCATCGGTAGTATGGTTGCTGATGTCAGAGGTTTGACCAGTGACATTACCAGTAACGTTACCTGTGACATTACCAACCAAATCAGCAGTGACGATGTTCGCAGAAAAGTCACCAGATGCATCACGAAGGACGAGGTTGTTTGCTGCGTTATTCGCTGTAGAAGCGACGTTAATAGTGATATCACCTGATACACCGTCAGCATTAGTAATAGTGATACCAGAGGACGCTGTAGCGGTCACAGAGCGTTGTGCGTAAGTATTAGCAGCAGTTCTAGTGACCAGACCTGTACCTGCCATAGCGGCGAGTGCAGTGATGTCTGCGTCGTTGTAGGTAGTAGTGATAGTTACATCAGCAGAACCGTTGAACGAAACAGAACCGTCAACAACACCATCAACAGTGATTGTTCTTGCAGTCTTCAGAATGTCTGCACTCGAAGCGTTACCTAAGAAACCTGCACCAGCACCTGCAGCAGAAGCAGCAGTGATTTGATTAGCAGCAAAGTCACCGTTAGAGTCACGATTGACAACTGTACTTACCGTTGCAGCAGAAGCAGTTGTCATGCTGTCCAGAAGGTCAGCATTCAGGTTGTTAATCTTAGCAGTGGTAGGAATAACCAGAGCAGGACCAGAAGAAACCTGAGAGATGATCTGACCATCAACAGTCAGCGTACCATCGATGTTGGCATTGGCATCAACATCAAGAGATGTGCCAGACCCAGTAAGATTAAGAGAACCAGCACGAAGA